GCAATGGCCGCAGCCGCACTACCGGCATCCGGGGCGGCAAAGATGTTGCGCGCCGCACGGGATTCCGGCCCCTGCAATTCGGTCATCAAGAAGTCCAGTTGCACGTTCGCATCGCTCGGAGCCGCGCCACGTGCCGCCGCAAATTTTTCCAAAGCGACACGACGCGGGCCGGTCCATTGCGCCAGCCCAAACCCGCCGCGCGACCCCGGAACGATAGGAGCCGCCTCGTTGATGCCGGGGTCCAGTCCGCTTTCGTCTTTGAAATTCATCAAAAAGCCATCGGCGATGTGCGGGGCCATCCCGCGCTCAATCAGGCCAGCGCGGATTTCCGCTTCCCGGCCTTGCGGGTTTACACGGTCCACGGCGGCAATGATCGACGGGTCCAGTCCGGCAGGGTTTGGCGTGACCGGCATGGACGGGCTAGGATTGAACGCAGGCGCGCTACCACCCAAGGCACCGCCCATCAGCGCGCCTAGCACAGAGCCGCGCTTTTCGTCATACGCCGCACGGCCCGCCGCGTCCCCGGCGTCAGCTTGATTCATCAGCCGACGGTATGCGATAGCCTGACCCAAAGACGACAGCCCTTCGCCGATGTTCTGCGGGGTCCGCATGGCGGCAAGGCCGAGCCGTTCCGCCGTCCTGCGCTTCGACTGCAAGGACTCGTAGGTGTCAGGCGTGCCTTGGCCGAAAATGAAACCGGGTTGTGCCATTATTTCAGCGCCTTCCCATAATCAACAAAGCGGATGCCGCCCTTTTTGACAACCGCATCCGGGCGTTTCTTTTCAACTTCCTGCGCCATCAAGCCCATCTGGATTGGCCCGCCCGACTTGTAGCGGTAGGAATATATCGGCTGGCCGTCATCGGTCTTGCCGACCTTTTCAATGTCGGTCTTCGTGCGGCGGTCGGACATGATTGCAGCCGAGCCAAGGCCAAACAGACCGCCAACCGTGTTATCCCAACTGTTCCTGTCCGTTTGCCAGTTCTGCATTTGCTGGCCGTAATTCGCCTGTATCAGCCCCGCGTTGTCGGTCGTCGGGATACCCGCCGGGGTATTGACGCCATAATTCGGCATTGCCACCTGCGACCCCGAAAGCAGCGCCGAAAGTTCGTTCAACGGCTGGTTCCTAATAGACTGCAATTCGCCGAACGCCTGCCCGCGACCCTGCAATGCAAGCTGGTTGTAGGCTTGGTTTTGCGTGTTGCCCATCTCATTCAAGGCGCGGTCGTATGCCGCCGAACCCAACTTGATGCCCTGATTAGACAGACGGGTTTCCAGATCGCCACGCTGCCGTTCAAACATCGGATTCAGCGTGCTGGACCCAAGTTCAAAGATGCGCCGTTCAATCGCGGCTGTATCGGGATTCCAGGGCTGCGACATGGAATTGACCACGTTGCCGGATTGATTTCGTGCCGCCGTGGCAAGGTTCTGCTCGGCCCCCTGCCGGGTATCGTAGATCGCCTGCGCCGGGGCAGACAGCCTTTCCGTCGCCGTGAATTGCGGCAACTGGTATGTGACCCCCGTATAAGGGTCGGTGAAGGCGCTGGAACCCGTCTGGTTATAGGTCAGCGTTGACCCATCCGCGCCAACGCGGTTGACGTTCTGCAAGTTGGTATTGGCAAGCGCGGTGGCAACGCTGCTGCCGGTCTGCGCCTTGGATACGTCAACGGGATTCGGTGGGGCCGGGGCCTTTTGCTTTCCCATGATTACTTCCTCTGCATCATCATCTGCATAAGCGCGGGCTGCTGCTGCCAATCGCGGGGCATCACGGCAGGCGCGAAGCGCGGCTGTTGTGGCTGCTGCCAATCCGGCGGCATGACAGCAGGTGCGGGGCGCATGGGTTGCCCGCCGGGTTGCATGTTCTGCATCCACTGCGGCATGTTCTGCCGCATGTTTTGCTGCGCGCCATATTGCGGTTGCATTGGCTTTTGCATCCGTCCGGGCATTACTTGCTTTCTGGACTGCATAGCTGGCGGTCGCGCCCCGATACCTGTACCCATCACATCTTCCTTTTTTGCCATGCTTCCACGGTCAGGGTTGCAATCGCTTCATCTTGATTCCGGCCTCGCAGCCGAGGGATGATGTATTCATCCGCCCCTAGTGATTTCCAAATGCGCCGGACCCGCGTATTATCGACAGAGTGCCGCGCAATAACCAACTGGCACCCCAACTGGTCAAAGGGGTACTCGAAGATTATTCTCAGCAACGATTTGTTGCACCAGTCCCGCCGTGTAGAGGCCCCACTGATTTCAATGGTTGCCGCTTCCGGGTTCCAGTTGTGATAGACAAAACCCGCCACCAAAGGCGTGCCAAACCCGATGGCCGCGCATTCGCCGAATCCCCGCGCAAACCCAAGTTCCCGCGCGACAAATGCCGCCACATCTTCTTGGGTCAAATGCCGCCCGGTTCTATCAGAACATCAATCGCCAGCAATTCCGCCGAAGGGCGTCCGGCACCATTCACGACGATCTGCAACTGCGGGGCAATGACCTGACCATTTGCACCAACTGAAATCCAGCCGGTATCATACGTCCCGCGCACCGCGCTTATATCGCCCGAACCCCAGCGGCTAACACCCCACCGGGCCACGCCCCAATAGGCACCATCATTTGCCGGAACGGCGGTAGATGCGGGCGCGGCGGGGAATGTGACCGCGTAGTTTGTTGCAACAGACAGTTGCGGCGTTAGCGGGCCGGATGACAAAAACCGCCCCCGGATCATCCCCACAGTTTTTTCCGTTGCCGCGCCGCCAAGGTCTGACGGCATATAGGACAGCCTGCAAATATACGCCGCCCCTTCATCCGAACCACCGACTTCCACCGCAAAGATGTTCCCCACGCGGTCGCCGAAATACATCTGTTCGTTAAAGACCGTAGCGGCCTGCACGTCCCAGCCGATATACTTGCACCATGCGCCGGTCTGGATATTGGCGACAAAACTTGTGGTCAGGTCATGCGGCAAGGAAACCATCAGCATGTTTTCGCGCGGCCATTTGACCAGTTCCATTGGCTGATCGACCGTCCGCCGCTTGACTTGCACCCGCCAAGATTGCTCAATCGCCGCAGACATTGCCGACACGTCCATTGCGGCGGGGTCTTTCTGCGTCACGGCAGAAAGCGGGACCAGTCCGGCTTCCGTTCCAATCACCAAGTCACCGCCTGCGCGGAAATGGCACTTAGGGCCAAGCGGCTTTGTGATGTTGTAGAGGCCGACCAGCGCCCAATCCGCCGCCGATGCCGGGTTTGACCCTTCGTAAACGGCAACCTCGCCTTCGGTTGACACAAACACGATCCGGTCGTCCTGCCCGTCGCCCGTGTCTTGCGACCATGTTGCAATGAACATCAGCGACCCGCCGCGTTGCATGACACCCGTTAGGGACAGGTCAGCCGCCGCGCCCGCGATGCTATCCACGGGCAAATACCACGCTGTCAGGCTGTTCTTCCGCACAAACCAAAGGCGGCTTTTGTGCTTCGACACATAGGACAGTTCCGATGATGTCACGCCGGTAATCGCGGTTGTCGCCCAGGTCGTGCCGTTGAACGTCCTGGGGGTATCCGTGCCGTTGACAGCCACAAGAAACTCGCCGCCCGCAGTCCCCATTTGGACCGTATTCCAATACCCCGACGCCATGCCTGAAACGGAAGCCGTAGGGACCGCCAGCGGGTTCAAGGCGGTGATGTCATAGATAGCCGCAGACGTGGCGGCGAATAGCCGGTTTGTGGCCCCTGCCTGATAGGTGAAGATGGATTTCACCCGCGCCCCTACGGTCGCCACCTTTTGCCGCCCGCCGCGTACCCGGCACCCCTGCAAGCCGGGGAAGATGTTTTCCATCACACGCGCCGTTCCCGGCCCGCCCGTGGCGATGTTCAAATTCTCCACCCAACCACCGATGGGGGCGGGGAACGCCACGGGCTGCGCTGTAGGGGCTTGTGCTGTGCGGTTTACCTTGCGGGCGGGGCGCATTATGCCAGCCCCTTGTCGGCGTTTGCCGCCGTCGCCAGATCGGCCTCAAACTCGGCCATAAGGTCTTCATAGGGCAAGCCCTTGGACCGCTTCCACCGATAGATCACCCCACGCGCCAGCAGCCGCTCCGGGAATATGGCCGTGTCGGTATTTGCCGTCACGGCGTCTTTCGTGCCAAGCCAATTCTTCGACTGGTAGCGGATTGTCACGCCGCCCGCGCCGATAGCCGGGGCAAAGAGGATGCTTCCCCCTTCCAGCCGGAAATAGTTCTGTGCAGACGGCGTGCGGGACAGCAGCTGCCACAGTTCCGGCGATGTCACCAACCGCGCGGGGTTGTATCCCGTGCCAACCATTACCGGCCCGGTTTCTGCCAATTCCTGAAAATCGGCGGGCAAGGCGACCGATGCCACGCTTGCCGCCGTGAACGATACCGCCCCGCGCGCCCATTCGTTGCGCGTGTTAATCTCCCGGCCCGCCGCATTGAGAAAGGCCGTGATCTGGCGCATTTCAAAAGACCCGTCACTGATGACGGGCGCGGCGCGGTCAATGTTACATTCCGCAAGGATTTCGGGCAGGATGTCGCTGATCATGGGTTCACCCCTGCAACGCGATACGGCAGTTTGCCAAACCGCTTGATACGGTCGGCCCGCAGGATTTCGGCAATGAGGTTGCTTAGGACCACATCACAGGCTTGCGCCTTTTCAACGTCCAGTTTCGCCAAGTAGACTTGCCGCATCATGGCGTAAATGTAGACTTCCGGCTCCGCGACGATCAGCCAATTCGTGCCGGTTGTTTGCAGTGTCGGGATTGCCGCGTAGTAGTGCAGCGTCACGGGCGTATTGGCGTAGGTGGTCAGCAGCCGATGGCCCTGAATTGTGTAACCGGGCGTCAGCTTGTCTTCGACCGACGGCAGGGCCGTGTTGCGCACGGGCATCCCGGCGATGAATAGCGACCGCAATTCGCTGTAATCGGCGGGCAGGTTCACGTTGCCGCTGGCATCCGTTGTGAGGGTGGCGACGGTTTCATTGGCCCCGATGCGCAGACGCCGGTTAAGGTCCGCCTCGGCGAATTGCAGGTAGATCGAGGCGCGCGTAGGAACGCCGCTGTCCCCTGTCCGTTCAACCGTTTCGGCTATGAGTTCGGGAAGGTCCACCGGTTATCCTATCGCGTCTTGAACTTCGGGTTTTCCGCAAGCCAGCGGTCGATATACCGCCCGTCCATCTGGCTTTGCGCCTCTTCCAATTCGGCGTAGAACGTATTCAGCGGGATGGACGCGATACGCGACCAGTCGCCGTGCTTTGTCCCCGCCGCTGCCGACCGCGCCGTGTGGTTGGCTTCCAGCACGTCATCTACCCGGTAGTCGGTGCGGAAGGTGGTCGAGCCGTCATCGTTGACGGTCTTCCACACCTGCCGCCCGGTTTTGAAATCGTAGTCGAAAAGCGACCACGCGCCGTCCCGGATGGTCACTTTTCACCCGGAAAAGCGTCTGCCCTTTCCGCCTTGCCAGCGGCAATCAGCGCCTTGGCTTGGGTAAGCGGCAGTTCAATCACCTGGCCCGCGTCAACGCGAACGTCTTCTTCCGGCCAGTAGGCGTATTTCATCAGAACGGGGGTGGTGGTTTCTTTCGTCGCCATTGGGGCGCTCCTGATAAGAGTGAAGGGCAGGCCGTGAAGCCTGCCCCGGTGTCATTAGGTGGAAACGGTCAGCCCAAACACGTCTTCGACGCTGCCCAAGCCTGCCTCGTTTTTGACGCAGAGGGTGTGCTCGCCGATGATGACGCCCGCCTTCGAGTCGGCATTGGTCGTCACTTCCGGGTCCGACGCGATTTTGCGCAGAACCTTCATCGCAAGCATTTCGTCGTCGATCAGGTGAACGCGACGGGCAACAGCCGCCGAAGTCGCCATGACGCGGTTCGGAACAACCGCGATCCGGCCAAACGGGCCTTCGTAGTAGTCCGCCGTCGCAATGATGGTGCGCTTGTTGTCGGCAGAAACCGCCATGCGGAAGGGGGCCACGTTGGTATCCGACATGAAGGTGACGAAAACCGACTTCACGTAAGGCGACACAACCGCAAACTTGATGTTCGCGCCCGAAACGTAGGACGCTTGCATCGTCGTATCCAGAAGTGCCTTGGTGAAGGCCCGCTGCGTGCCGGTCGTAGCCGCCACGGTCAGCTTGGTGCCGGTGTTGTAACCACCGTTTGCACCGCCCGCACCGCGCGAGACGTTCGTGGCGTACCAAGACGGCAGGCCACCCATCACGCGGGTTGCACCAGCGACAGACGCGGCATTGCTGATGATGGCAAGTTCCGTGTCTTTTTTCAGTTCGATGGCGCGCTTCAGCTTGACAGTTTTTTCCTGTTCGGCCTGGCCCGCGTTGTCCACCGACTGCTGGGTTTTGGAGATAACCCAGTCTTTGCGCATGATCTGCGTGTAGTTGCCCACACGGGTCACAGGCGTAATGGCGGCGAAGGTGTAGATGTCACCTTCAAGCTGCGCGTTTGCAGCCGGTGCCGCCAGTGTGTCAATCTCCCATTCCGGGAAGATCGAGGTTGTCGATTCCTTCGAGATCATCGAATAAATCGGGGTGTCTTCCGGGGTGATGCGAGTCACCACATCGGAAAGGGATTCACGGTTGCCCTTCGGGCTGGCCGTGGTGAAGGTGTTGGTAATAACAGCCATAACACTACCTCATGGGTAGGCACGATCAGTCGAAGTCGATTGCAAGCGCCGACTTGATTGTGCCGATTTGCGCATGGCGTCGCTTTGCCTTTTCTTGGGCTGCATTCACCGGCGCGATTGCCGGTGTGGCCTTTCCCATCCTCGGGGTTTCAATCCGCTTCTTCGCATTGTTGCGGTTTTCCTCGGCCTTCTGACCCAAGCGGGCGAAGTGAACGAGGCGCAATATGCGATGATCGGCGGTTGCGCTGATTTCATCATCGGTAAATCCAAACGCCTTCGCGGCGACCTTTACCGACTGATCAAACGCAACTCTTTTCACCGGGTCCGCAAGTGCTGGCATGGCTTTCACCAAAGCCGCTTGTTCGCGGTCGCGGTATTCCCGAAGTTCAGCCTCCGAAACCGCCTGATTATGCGTATCGACCTGCCCCTTGATGCTGACCAGTTGACCCAACTCGGCGATTGCGTTTTCACGCAAGGCCCGCTGGTACTGATAGCGTCCGGGGTCGGTCTGCGCTAATTGCAGGGGCGGCTCGGGGGGGATTAAGCCTTGCAGATACCCGCCAAGGTTTTGCAACGCGGTTTCCAAGACAGATGTGCGCTCGGCAAGCGCGGCCTTTGTGGCCTCTACCGCTTTCCGTTCCTGCGCAACTTCCGTCGTTTTCTGCGTGTAGTCCCTCTGCCGGAAATACCCGGCTTTAAGGTCTTTCAGGGTAACTTTCTCGTCCCCGTCCAGTGTGACCATCACGCTGTCATCTTCTTCCGCCGGTTCCGCGTCGGGTTCTTCGCCCTGGGGTTCTCCGTCCGGTTCGCTGTCGTCTTCGAGTGCATCAAGGGCGGATTCGAGGGTGTCAAGAGATTGATCCTCGGCCTCGCCTTCTACAGCCTGCTCGTCGTCAAAAGCGTAGTCCTCGCTAACCTGTTCGGTTGCGTCCATTCTCAGCATCCTTTGCTGGTGAGGTTAAACGACGGCCCTTGAAACCGGAGTGGTCTTGGCCCTCACAAGGGCTTCCAACTTCCATTTCAATGACCGTATGGCGCGCACTTCGCCTAAAGCGTTGCGGCGGCATTCATCATCGCCCAGCTTTGCGCCGATAGCCGTTTCAATGGCATCGCGCTCAAGCTGTGCAAAAATCTCTTTGACAGTCTCGCTGTCCAGCAGGAATTGGGCTTCACCGGCGCTCATATTTTGTACCCACCTGAACCGCCTTCATTCATCATCCGCTTGTATTCGGGAAGAAGGCCGCGCCGTGCGGATTTGTCATAGCCCATAGTGGCAATCACGCCTTTGAAGGTAAGCCCCGCTTCGGGAAGGGTCGGGTGGAAGGCAACAAGGCTTCGGTCGGCTGTAATGGCCTCATAAGCGTCAACCCGCTCTTTCAACTCAACGCCGTTTGATAGGCGATAAGGTGCGCGCTTCAAAGCCTCTGCCTCAGCACCAGATAAGATGCTTTGCATCTTCGCTCACATTGCGTTCCAAGTGCCGGTAGTTGGGAACAAAGAACTCGTTTCGCGTATTCTGCGCCACATGTAGCGCGTGCGCTTCCTGCAAAAGGCGCAACGGACTCATCGCCATTTCGGCGTGCTTCAAAAGCATTTTCG